ATGTCAAACGATCGATGGGACAGAGCGTGCTTGTCACTGGACGGACTTTCGATTGGGGACGCATTTGGCCAGCAATTCTTCTCGCCACATGTTGCCGCCGAGGCGAATCGCCACAACCCACCAGCACCACCGTGGAACTACACGGACGACACGGAAATGGCACTTGCCCTGATGGAAACACTCCGTGAGTGCAAATGCGTTGATCAAGATTTTCTTGCGCAGCGATTCGCTGAACGATTTCAATCGGAACCAAATCGTGGATACGGAGCCGGTGCTCGACATTTGCTGGAGAATGTTGCGCAAGGCGAAAGCTGGAAGACGCTGAGCCAACAGATGTTTGGGGGAAGCGGCTCTTATGGAAACGGTGCGGCGATGCGAGTGTCGCCGCTTGGGGCCTGGTTCGCAGATAATATTGAAATGACCATTGAGCAAGCTGCACTCTCGGCGGAAGTGACTCATGCGAACCCGGAGGCTCAGGTCGGTGCGATTGCCATCGCCTTGGCGGCAGGCTGGGCGTGGCGCTGCCAATCCGAGCCAGCGGAAGCCTTGATTCCTTGGGTCATCTCCAAGATTGATCAAAGCGAAGTTCGTCGCCGCCTGGAATGGACAGCATCCTATCCTCTCGATACGTGGGCCTTCACGATTGCCTCGCAAGTTGGCTGCGGGCATGAAATCAGTACTCAGGACACGGTGCCGTTTTGTATTTGGATGGCAGCGGCATCATTAGATGACTACTGCGAGGCAATGTGGACGGCAGCCCGAGTCGGCGGCGATATGGATACAACATGTGCCATCATCGGCGGAATTATCGCATTGAGGGTTGGTCCCAGCGGTATACCGGACGATTGGAAAAGAAACCGTGAACCTCTCGGCTGGAACAACAGTCTAATTTGAACCGTACGCCTGATCTTAACCTCGAAGGGAGAGAAGCCCCGAGTTGTTGGTGGTCTGCTCACGAGCAATTTGTCACTGGCAATTTGGTGACGATTTCGGTTAAACTCCGAACTTGCTTCAGCCAGATTTCGATGACGGCAGCTTGGGCGATGTCCGGCAACATCCCCCCGGAACAAACCGCACCATAAGCCCAATCAAATCAAAACGTTACAACACAAGCCCCTATAGCTCAATTGGCAGAGCAACTGACTCTTAATCAGTAGGTTCAAGGTTCAAGTCCTTGTGGGGGCACTTCACAAAAACCACTTAATTCATAGGGCTTCCGCCGCTATTCGAGAGCGGCGGTTTTCGTTGGCAGGCGACCAAAAGTAGCTATAGCGTTGCGGTAAACAATTATCCCAGCAGTTTGGCAATCGAATCTGAAGCCATCGACTGCACGCCTTCCAGGACGTGGGCATAGACTTTCAGCAGCGTGCTCGCGTCCTTGTGGCCCATTACGTCAGCAACGATATGAGCGGGAACCCCCGCCGTCAGTTGCAACGTGGCGTAGGTGTGGCGGATGTGGTGAAAGCCGCGGTATTCAATGCCACAGTCCTTTAGCAGCCTCACCCATACGTAGCGCCGAAAATTGCTTTTGCGGATCAGCCCCCCCGCAGTGTCCACAAATACCAATTCTTGCAATCCCTCCTTGAGAGAGGCCGCTCGATGCTGATTCATTCTAGCAATGATTGAGGCTGGTAACTCGATAGTGCGGCGGCTGGTTGGCGTTTTTAGGCGTTCGGTTAGCTTACGCATTCCACGGGGTTCGATTAACTGCTGCTTCACGTCCAATCGGCTCATTTTGAAGTCGATGGAACTCCAAGGCAAACCGAAAATCTCCCCTTGTCGCATCCCGGTCGCAAATGCCAGAAGTACTGCAGACCCCAGCCTACACCCTTCGGATTCTTTGATAATCGCTCGCATCTGTTGTTGCGTGAACGGGTGGATCTCTTCCGGCTGGTACTGTGGACGTGGCACGCCATCCACAGGATTCTTGCCGATCTCCCCCATCGCAACAGCCCGACCAAGTGCCGTTTTCAAAACAGTGTGGGCGTACTGCCGTGTTTTGCCGCCCACCTCGTCGCGTTTCATCGCTGCCAGCATCGAGAGCACATTTCGAGAGGTCAGGGCGGACAGCTTCAATCGGCCGATGCGGGGGATAATGTGATTCTTGATCGACAAACGATAGCTTTCGTAAGTGTTCTCCGCCCTCTCACCCTGGATAACGTCGGACAGCCACAATCTCATGTATTGGGCCACGTTCATCGAATCCGCCGGCAAACCAACTCCCGCTGCCAAATCGTGTTGCAACTCGCGAAGAAACACGTTTGCATCGGCTTTCGATTTTGCCACCTTGGACCGCCGCCGCAGTTCGCCGTTAGCGTCATAGACGGTGATCATCGCCCTCCACTTCGTACCATCCTTGAAAACCGAACCCTCACCGTTTCCGCGTTGCTTTTTTCTTTGTTGCCTTTTTGGCCGTTCGCTTTTCATTTTTCTTGTCTGCAATAGTGACCATGCCAAGGTGTTTGTAAAGCGTCTGCGCGTCAACCCACTTCTTCCGCCCAGGCGCCCGCATGTACGGCACGTCGCATTCGTCGAGCCATTCATTGAGGCAGGTCACGGACACCTCAAATTTGTCGGCCCAGTAATCCTCGCAATAAGTTCCCGAATCGGGCAATTTTTTGTTGTCTGGTCGAAACAGCCTGTCGCAATTCGACTCCCATTGCATAAAATCCATAACGCCCTCCGTGCTGGTGAAGGGCAGCGGGTGTCCAGGTCTCAAACTAAACCCCGTTGCCGTGGTAACACAAACTTCCCGGCACGGAGTTTTTGCTTGACATGGCGCAACCTCATCGTTTAGGTTGGGCGCATACAAACAACCTCGCTCATGCCGGGTTTCTGAATCAAGCCGTTGCTTTGGTCGCCAAACTTTCAGCAACGGCTTTTTTCGTGCGCTACACGAATGAACCCAAAGCGCAGAGAGCCTAAGGCGGGGGCCGGGGATTTTGGCAGCGGGGGACATCGCACTCGCGGTCCGGTGACGCGGATTGTCGCGGTTGCGAAGCGGAGGAAAGATACAACGAACGGCGCAAGCTGTAACGCCGATGAACGCTCATAGCCACAACCTTGTTAACGCAAGGGGACTGGTTAGGGACGTCGTCGGTGTTAGCGCACCACGGCGTCCCGCTTTTTTTGAATGGCTCACGATACCCAGCGTTGATATCAACTGTCAACTGCGTTCGGCTCAATCGAGGTGCTCGTTCCGCGCTCGTTGCTTCGTGAGTACCTCCGCCTCCGCAATGCTCCGCTCGTTCGCTTCGACGTGCTCGCGCCAAACCCCCGGGTCTTCGGTCTTCACCTTTTCGAGCCACTCTTGATACCGCGGTGTCTTGATGAGTTCGATGTCTAGCAGCTTCATACCCTGTGTTCCTTCCGCGGGGAATCTCACGCGCGGGCCGTTGTGCTGTTGCACTGCCCTTCACCTTTAACGGATGGGTTGCGCACAGAGAGACATAAGTCTTGGAGAAAGACAAGAAGCGCAGGGGGAGAATACGAGGCGGGCGGCAACCCATATAGGTTACCGCCCGCGCGCCTGGCGAGCAAAGCAGGCATAACACACTTGTGTTCATGCTCGCCCAGATCAAATTTCTTGAGCTTGAGCAGCTGGCAGAAAATGGGCGCAGACTACTCCCATAATGGGAATCAGGATTGGGGCGCAAAAACGACACGGAATTCGAGATATTTATGAGAATTGTGGAAAATTCTCCTCGAATGTGCTCAGCGGTTGCGCGCGGGCAAATGGAAGAGAATGGCCAAAACGGAAAGTGTCTCAAGGATGGAGCTACTCAGCCGAGACAGCAAATTGGCTTGCTGCAAGTCGCCGGCGACTTACGTGCGTCGAACACGGCCTCTGACTTGGCCCAGAGGTAGCCCCGGCGATTGCCGGATAAATTCAACTTCAGCCTTCCTTCGCAGCTTCCCGCCACTTCATCAACGCCACGCTAAACCGCCACGTCAGCACAACGTTCAGCGGCAGCAATCCCCACAATTCGCGGTTAAAGATCAGCACGAGCCAAGTCACTTGGTTCACGAGACCAACGGCCCAGCCCTGCCACTTGTGGCGCGCGATCATTTCCATGCTAATCAGTGTCAGGAAGCCGGCGATCCAATCCATGAGTTGTTTTCCGTTTTTGCGGTGACGATCTAACGAACGGTACCAAGGTACTCCAGCACAGGCCGCACAGGAAGCACGCGCACGGACCGCGGCACATTCGGGTCAAATCGTACGCGACCACGGTTCTGGAGTCGCCACAGTTCATCCCAGACGCTTTTCGGCTGCATGACACACGCCTGTGAAATCTCGCCAACCGTTGGCGGAACTCCGTGGATGTTGTGGAATCGGCGAATGAATCTGATGATGCGTTTGGACATGGTTGGTCTCCTGTAGGTAGGCGCAGCGGTTGCGCGGAAACGGGACATTGAGGAAAAGAATCGACTTCGCTTTGAGAGCAAATCGCGATCACCTACAGCGGATCGCAAAGCGGCCGGGCCTGCCGGATCAGTGGTTGACGAGACTGTGCATATCTGAACACAAGTACACATATGTTTCAAGCGCAAAATCGGAAAAGTTTATCAGGGTTTTTCCGGTGGATACCTGGTTAAACTCACATCGCACCAACGAAAAAACCGCCCGCAAAGTGAATTGCAGGCGGTAATAAATATATTTGAGATTTGGGATCTATTAAAAGTAACTTCGTAGCGACCGGAACTTATTCCTGCGTAGACCCCTCGGACCCAGAAGTCGTTTCAGGCGCTTGAGTTGCTCTCTCTGCTTCGCCTTCTTGTGTTCGACTTCCGTGCTCATCTCGTTCTGTTGTTCCTGGTTCGCCGCCACTGTTTTGCGGGTCTCCATTGTGATGCTCACTCCAATATTGGGTTTGTGTTTCGATTGGAATACTACTCAAAACATCGGATAAATCAAGCAACTCTATTACAGAATCCGATTCATCGTCGAATAGACCCTCGATTAGCACAGGAGATAAAAGCTTGACAAATCGAGATTCTATTGTATTTGGGGATCGCAAATTCCGGAATATGTCTTTTGCTTCAGTGCGATCGATCACGAAGTTGTGAGAGGGATATTCGGAGATAAGTCGTTTTACTCCTCGCGACCGAATCAGGCTCTTGCCTTTCGAGAGGCGTTCCCCGTACTCCTTGGCGACCCTCATTGCCCTCTCGTGTTCACCGAGGACCATGGGGTCCAGTTTGCCAAAGATAGGCTGGTACAGCCCCGCAACAAGCCCACCAGACACGGTTGCGGCCGTGTCACTGGCAATTCCTGTTTGTTGACGCAAGTGCAAGAAGATTTTTTCAAATGAGCGGGATGCCTCATTGCAAAGAGTTTCCAGTGATTGCGAATGCGTTAGGCCGGAAGTCCGTTCCACAACGTCTCGATGCAAGATCTGGGCGTCAAGAGGCCCAAATTCTGCATCGTCAGACATAATGATCTCGTCCGCTCCAATAGCCACGAGCGTGCCTGCCGACTTACAAAAACTCGGCACAAAGACCGTCACGTGTCCGGCCTTGTAGCATTCCTGTAGGCATCGAGCTATCCTGAAAGCGCAGTCCGCCACTCCGCCAAAGGTGCTTAACACCAGTATGACATTTGTGCGACATTCGTTTCCTCGGACAACCTCATTAAGCTGTATGGATTCGGAAGGTAAGACTGGTCCCGAGTACAACACAATGTCCGTGTCGAGTTTCTCGGTGATCTGCTGCCAAAGCACAGCAATTTCATCGATACCCGACAACTGCTGTTTACCCATCTCGATTTCCTTCCCGCTCCAACTTAGCCCTGGCTGCCCATCGCACATTCCCCGACCGCCATTCTTTGCCGAAACCACCTACTTCGGGATTTCGCGGGCAACCCCCCCAACCTAACCGCTCCTGCACTGAAATTCAACACGTTGCCGTAATGGTGAAGCCTTACCCGCCTACCCCGGTAGGTTTTTCATGCGCATAAAAAACCGTCGGCGCATTACGCCAACGGCTAGAATTTTGTCAACAATTCGACCTACTACTTGCCTTTTTTGCCTTCGAGGCTTCGCTGGATCGCGGCCTTTATCTGAGAAGGGATTTCACAGGATTCAGTGACCGTAGTCGCCGTCTCTGTGACTGTGGCAACAATTGAATGTATCGATGGTTGATTGTTTTGGCTGGTCTGTTTTTCTTGTTCGTTTGACATTTGAATTCTCCCGTTTGGTTTTTTTAATCACCTTGGATGTCAAATCCCGCCTTCATTAACGATAGCGGCGTCTTGTGAACTCGGCAATGCCCATGCTCGCACTCATGATGGCTTTTCTTCGATTTGAGTTGCTATTCCCGAAAAACCCCCTACTACGTGTATCGAGAAATAACACCGCCTCAACAGGGTCTCCTATTGGCATGGCTGCCCAGGATTCTCGGTCCGGTTTCATCCGTTCTGCCTCTGATCGAGAAAAACCAAAATTCTTGACCATGTCGTCCAGGTGAGCCCTCTGATCGACTTCTTTCCTGTTCGACACTTGGAATTGTCCGGTGCGTATCGCTTTCCCCGTGATTCCAGCACGGACTGAGATCCTCCTACCAACCTTATTCGAGCAATTGGTGCCACAGTATTCGGTAAGTTGAACCAACTCCTTTTTTTCAATCCGGTGGATACACAATCTCAATTCAATATTCTCGTCAACATCGTCTCCTAACAATACTGCTCGCAGGGTTTCAAGGCAGCCTTCAAGGGGGTGAATCGAGTGTTTCTCCTCTTCCGTTACGTGTTTCGCGATATGTTTAGATATCGTTGAAACAAAGACAACGACTGCAGCTGCTATCAACCAATATGCAGAAATGCGTTCATCCTTCCAAAGCTTGGACGCTCCTGCAATAGCGGCGACGGTTGCACCGACAGTAATTGGAATGTCATAAGTTAAAGATGATGTAAAAATACGTTTCTTCAAACTTCGGTGATACGGGATGGGCATTTCTTATATTCTTTAAGTTTGATGCAAATCGTCAGGCTCAATTATCATCCTACCCTTGTGTGCTAAGCATAGCCATCACCGCACCTCGCACCACCAGGCAGCGTAACCGTCTACAGACTCTCGAACCGTTTTCGACCGGTCACAAGCCCACCACAGCGGCGCGTAAGTAACTTCGATCGTCGTGCGGATTGATTCCGGTGTGCTGCTGAATGCCCAGGCTTGATACGCAGGCCCGTAGGCTGTGAGGTACAGCACGAGCACGGCAACAGCGAGGATGATGGTGGTCCGTGTTTTCATCCCGACATCATATCGCGGCTGCAGTTCGTGGTCAAAATATGACCCTGGCACTCTCGGCAGTGTCCCAGTTTGAAATGCTTTTATGAAGCAAGTAGGTGACGAATCGATGGCGCACGTGGCCTAAAAAGTTCTGCACGTTGGAGAAAGGACGCTTCCTGAAGTAGTTTTCGCAGAGATCAAATCCTGGAGATCGACAGACGAAACATCAGAGGCACGGCGTGGTTACGTTAGCGTCGATTGCTTAAACGATCCGAGTTCGGATGTTGGTGGGTGATTTGTACGCGTGCTACCTCAAGGCGGAAAGAAAACCAAGGAAAAGAACTGGCCTGACAAGACTTGGCAGAAAAAATATTGTGCTCTATTTAGACAAAACCGCAAGCAGGCGGGATCATGCTAATTGGAACCCAAAGCTGTTGAACATAATACCGGCAACAAATTCCAATTCTAGAACAACACTCCCAGTGCTCATTTTTCAGGAGTGATCCCAGATGAATGTACGTCAAAACTATCTCACCATAACTGCCCGTACCACCTTAATCCTCGCGGCGGCCGCGATCTTCGCTGTTGGCATTTACACCGGGCGCAATTGGAGATCAATTGACCAGCTCGTGCATTTGCGCAACGACGACCAGCAAGCAGGTTACGAATTCTCAGAGCGACTATTGGCCAAAATCAAGGCTACGCAAGAACAACGCCGCCAGAAAAACGAGCTGCTAGAAAAGAACTATAGCAAAGTGCCATTGTCCAGAGACGGTCGAACGACCGTTGCAGACTTTCCACCATGTTTCGCTTGCCTGAAAACAAGAGATTGACAATCCTAGAAAGTCGTCTGAATCTTCAAGGACGCGGTTGCTCCTCCTGGTGAAGAGCGTAACCTAGCCCCCGGAGATTGGGCAGCGATCACTTGCGGTCCTCGCCCACATACGGCCCGACCATCAGCAGCAACGCGACGAGCGCGCACAGAATCCAACTCTACCACCATTTCGGCTTGTCGGTCGTCATGGGTCACCTCTGGGGCAGAATGGGGAATCCTCTCACCGCACCTCACACCACCAAGCCGCATACCCATCCACGCACTCGCGAACCGTTTCCGAGCGATCGCACAGCCACCACAGCGGCGTGTAAGTGATTTTAATTATCCTGTGGATTGGTTCTGGTGTGTTGCCGAATGCCCAAGCTCGATACGCAGGCCCGTACCCTGCGAGGTACAGCACAAACACGGCCACCGCGACGATGATGATGGTTCGGGTCTTCATTGCGCTAATTTCAAGCCAGGACACCACTAGTTTATGCCAGATCTCGCTTGGTGATTTGTGCGAGAGGGAGCAAAAAAGAAGGACCACAATGTGAAGCTTAGGTGTCTTCCTGAGGTTTGGCCTGAAGGCTATCCACGAGAAAATAAGCGCCGACAGAAACCAAAAGACTTGCGATGAGAATACCAAACAAGAGATTCCAATTGACTGTGTTGATGTAGAAGGAGGCCCAGTCCCAGGAGAGATAAACGATTTCATTGTTCCGGGGCAGAAAAATAAACAACATCACAAAGACAGCAGCATTGACGAATCCAAGTCCAGATATGAACTTTCCTTTTTGCATCGAAATCTCCACGGTATTGGGGCGAGCTGCAAACTAGTAGCGCCAAGTTTCCCATAAAATGGCGAACCATTCAATTAGAATCAAAATCAGGTCGTGCCCTAATTTGAAATGGTTCTCTCACCGGCCGGGTTCGTAGACATAATTGTTGCCCAGAAAACCATCCGCAGCCAAATAACCCACGAACGCGGCCACCGTTGCGATGATGATGGTGCGGGTTTTCATTGCTCCAGCGTAGCATTGCCGGCGTCCGTAAAGCAACAAAAGCGGCCCGGATCTGCCCCAATCCGAGCCGCTCGCGAGCGAAGCCATTAGCAGGCACACCCCGCCCACTGGTAAATCAGGTTTTGCGCGCGGAAACGACATTTCTGCGGGACGAATTCTAAAACTTTCCCAAAAAACTGCCGTTGCGAACCGCTGGCTGCGTTGTATTTCTACCGCCCCACGTCAATCTGCGTAAACTTTCACGACCAACCGCCGTCCATCGACCGGAAATGTCTCCTCTTTACCCTCCCCGTCTATCGCGACAAAGTATCCAAAGAATCGCCCGGCCGTATCCACATCCGCCGCGATAAACTCCTTGGAAACCAACCCGTTCTCAGCATCCGTCACCGTCACGCCCGTATCGGATTGTTCCACGACAGCCACGCCGGCGGAATTCACCATATAGAATTCCACAGTTAGGCCCGATAGGTCAATTGGCGTGCCGCCCTTTTCGGGATACAAGCGCACCAACAACGGCGCGCGAGTATCCCCCACGTGAACATGGTGCAAGATTTCCTCAACGTTAGCGTACTCACCCGCCACAGTTCCGCCCCCCGATTCGAACAACCGCCCGCCGCGGATTAGAAGTAAAGCACCTTGTCCGTTGCATGCCACTGGACTAGGAAATCGTTTCCGTCCGGTGTCCCCGGCTTTTCGATAAACGCAACCGGAATCGAGGCCGCATCATTCGTGACAAATTTCATCAACAGGAACCCGGCAATACCCCGCGTGCCGACACCGAGCGCCGTGTATGTCACATCGGCCCAATCGATTTCTAGCCGACCGTTGGCCGCATCCTTTGCGACCGCCACGCCGGACAACGTTTTCCGTTCGTAATTCGCCCCGTCGAACTCATCGAGATCGGTAAAATCTCCGACAAAATCCATGCCGTTATTTTCAGTGTCAACCGTCGTGTCGGTCATCACCGCAACTAGGTGAAATGTATCGTTCGGAAAATCAATCTCCGCCTCCGCCATTGCCCGCTTGAACTCCAGATATACCACGCTCGCCATCAGCCGCCCCCATCTATATTAATGAACACCGCGGAGCGCCACAGCGGCCGCCCGCGTCCCGTATACTTTTCGCGGCACCACCCCAGCCCCGCGCATCTCAACAGCACCACGCCGGCCGCCACGCACGCGCCGCGGTATCGTCAGCCGCACCGCTGACGGACCGGACAACACCGGATCACCAACGCCCCACTCCGCGCCTGCAGCTGGAGCAGTTACGCCACCACCCTGACCAACGGCACCCACGCCCCAGACTGCACCCACCGCCGCTGGCTTTGCTTCAATCGTCGCCGTCGGATCACCCACGCCGAACGCAACACCGGCCGCCGACAGCTTTGCCTTAATCGACAACGACGGATCACCAGCGCCGAACTCCGCGCCAACGGCCGATACGAAACCAGCTCCGGACAAGTCAGGATCACCCGCGGCCCACTCCGCCCCAGTTGAGGCCGGCTTTGCCACAATCACCGCCGATGCAGCACCGACACCGAACGCAGCACCAACCGCCGCCGGCTTGACCGCGACGCCCGCGGAAGGAACACCGGCACCGATCACCGCGCCGGCCGCCGCCGGCTTAATCGCGACGCCCGCGGAAGGAACGCCCGCGCCGATCACAGCGCCCACGCCGGCCGGCTTCGAAACGATCCCCAATGAGGGAGCGCCCGCGCCGAACGCAGCGCCCACCGCGTCCGGCTCAACTACAACATCCGCCCCGCCGGCCGAAACGTATTGATCCGCGCCAATGTCCCAAGTATCACCGGCATCATCGACATCATAGCCGTCGATATCGTACTGCACGCCCGGCGGAGTTGTTAAGAGATCCGCACCAGCCCCCACCGCATCCGCGTCAGAAACTAAATGTAAATCTTCGCTGCCGTCCACGATCGAAACGAATTGATCCGCAATCGTAACGCCCGTAACGCTATTGGTCCCCGGCGCCGTCCCGTCCGAATCCATGTTATAATCACGGTCCGGATCATCCGTTGCGGTTGGCGTGAACTCATACACAGACCCGGAATGCGAACCGCCCGTATAACAGCCCAGCCCGATACTATTTTGACAGCTCCCTAACGTTGGATGGATATTGTATAGAATCGCGTCACCGTGCCCGCCTGAGCGGGTCATGTGGTACGCTGTGCAGGCAAAGACGCCAACTTTATCATCACCGCTTGAGAACATGGCGCACGCTGCACCGGTACTGACCGCGTATGTAAAACGCCATGCCATGCAACGAATGAACGTTGATTGCCGGTCTGACGGACCACTAAACACCGCGCCGTTTAGGCTCGAATCGTGATGATGCGCGATGCAGCGCTGGAAGGATTGAGCGTAGAGTGTATTTGTATGCCGCCCTATTTGCATCGGTGAGTAATTGGTCGTCGTCTTGTAACCGTTGCCGTCAAACTCAATGCCGATGCAATGGCAATTTTCCCGGTCCAGCATGATCCGCGCGGAATCATCCGCAGACCGCATAAAACGCACGCCAGTTCCGGCCGTCCCGTCATGCTCGTGACCATCGGCCGCCCGTATCGTTATTGTGGCCGGAACGCCGCTATCAATGACCGCAACCTCATCGAAAGCCGAGTCATTGTATAACTCGCCGATTGCATGATCGGCCGCCGTTGCCGCTCCGCCGGCCGCATTCCACAGCGTAACGGTTGAGTAGTCGCGCCCGTCCGTTCCGATGCTCTTGATAACGTCAGCCATTATTGACGAACCCTCAGGAACGTTGCGCGCGTGAATTGCCGTTGCCGTCTTATGTCGACCTCGCGCGTTTTATTCCGCACGTCGTCAACCTCTTGACCAGTCAAGCCGAGATCGTCAGCTATACGGACGAAATTGCATCGCTTGGATATCACTTGGCCCTTTGCGCCCAACTGAGGCGCCTGCAGCTCCACCCGCTCCGGCTCCGACATATCGTCGACCGTTACAACCAAATGCTCCCGCTTATCGGCCGGAGTAAACGGCCACTCCGTATGATCCGCCTCGCGCTCATTGCTATCGGTTTCGATATCACCCCACACGCCATCAAAAGCACTATGGCTAAAATCCCAACTTCCGCCGTACCAGAACTCGCGCCCAGTGAGACCGAAAATCAGATTGTCAGCTTTGCGGAGGCGCCGCCGCAAATACTGCCGTACATCCATAGGCATTTCTTCGGCATTGTCACGGCCGCGGCTTCGCAGATCCTTCCGCAGAACCACACCCGCGGAAACCCGCTCAAAACGATACTGCCGGACCCGCTGCATATATTTCCTAAGAAGACAGTTAGTCGGCAAAAGGCCCTCACGCGTCCGCCGCATCTTGCCGACGCCGCAAATGTTTTCTGCATGAACGCGACGGATACCCAGGCGGGAAAAACCTTGTAAGGTATCCCCGTCTAGGTATCCGTCGAAATCGTCAACCTTGATCGCAATTTCAGCCACAACAGCCCCTTGCCTCTACCTGCGAACGTCCGCCATTACGCCGGCCGCCGGCTTAGCCCTTTGCAGTTCCGCCAGTTGCTCCGCAGATGCAGCGCCGTTGAGGCGGCCCAGTTCATTACCGGAAGAATCGACCGCGATAAAACAAGGCAACGCCTGGACACCGTAACGCCTCACAATATCCGGCCGCTTATCTACGTCGATCAATTCCACATGCGCGCCCGGATCGTTATAGGCAATACGCCATTCTGCCCTTTTCATGCGCTCGCCTTGCGTCGACACCCACGCCTTGCACGGACCGCACCAGGACGCCGTAAAGGCCAGCAACCGCCGCGACTGAGTAACAGCCCTTGATTGCTCCGCTCTATCAGGAACGCCCGTTTTCGGCCCCACGACATCGAACCGCAACGCATGCGAAGAAACGACCGGAGGCCGGCCGACCATCTGAAAACACAGCTCACCTGCCAGCGCAGAACCGCAGACATAAAACACACACAGACACAACGCCAAAACCACACCGAGAAAACCCCGCCTCATCGATCAGCCCCCACAATATGAAAGTCTAACTCCCTTGCCGGAAACCCGCGGAATCCAGAAAACGCAAAGGAGTCTCCCTGCCTCGTGATATAGTCGACATCACCCGCGCGGATCCAAAACCCGCCCGGCGGCTCCCCATCAATCGGCGCCGGATGAATCGAAGGCCCCCAGCTATTGAGGACATAAAACAACGGCTCCGATCCGCTGCCGTCATACCCAACAATGCACATTTGATGATTCCACGACCCGGACCGCTTAAACACGATGCGCCCGTGTTTATTGCTCAAGCCCCGGTCATGCCGTCCGCCCCAGTTTGAGGCAATCGTCACCGGATAGCCGTTGCAAACCGAGTCGCGCACGTCATCGGCCGAATGCACGGCCGCCACCGTCTCCACCGGGAACCGCTGCCCCTCCCGGACAAATTCGTCCGGCGGCCCCGGCCTACGCCCCCACTTGCGCGCCACGCTGCCAGAATAGCCCGGTACGCCTTCAAAATCAGAACGCAAAACCCCGTATTTCCGCAAGCCCTCCGCGGCCCACGCACCAACGGAACCATCACTATTCCCTAGCCGACCATTCCCGACCAGGACGCGCGAAACGCCGTAGATATATGGAGGGTATGCCGGGTGGAACTCCGCCGGCGGACCGCGCGCCAATTGGACAGCCTGCAAATAGTTCACAGCGTTTGCAGCGCCCCAGCTCACGCAATCACCGACCTGTTGCGGCACGTTGGGAAAATGCTCGCCACCGTTGACCGCTTTTGAAAACTTCCACAGCCGCACGTCAGACGTTTCGTTATCGCCATCGGCCCCGGCAATCATAAACTCCGGCATACCTTTGACGATGCCGGCCGCCTCCGCCACCGCCTCCGGACCGGCCCAACCGTAACGCTCCGCCTCCGGAGTCACGCCCGGCCCTTGCAACGAAAAGGCCAGGCCAAAACCGGACATCACAACCGCGGCAACAATCGCCACCCGCCAAGGCCAGGTAAACCGCCGCCGTTTTTTGCAATCGTCCACTATTTCACCGCCTTCATTCCGCCGGCAACTTCCAAGGCCAGCGCAGCCCAATCACCAGGCCCCTTGAGCATGCCCGACATATAAATTGTCCGCAGACGCTCGCCGATGGTCTGCCCCCAGCCGACCCACAACGGAACCGATGCACCTAGCGCCTGGTTGTTTGAGGACAGAACAGCATCAAGGATTTCTTGATCACCGCGCAACGTCCCCGCCGCAATCGCGGCCGCCACGCCTTCCAACCCGGAAGCAATCGCCGCAGACTCCGCCGCCCGGTTTGGCGATTGCACCAACTGAGCAGCATCGTAGGCCACCCGCGCAATCCCGAACCGATCCGGCGCCGGACCTGGAGGAGACGGCGGAACAGGCACCGGAGGGGACGGCCCGGGTGGAACCGGCGGCCCCGTATCGTCCAACACGTCGACAGTCCACCGAGCCAGGGAAACACCGGCCGCGTTACTGACCGCCAAGAACACCGTATAGCGCCCGGTCACAGAACAGACCACGCACCGCCGGCCGCCGTCTACAATTTCAATCGTCGGCATTTCCCCCGGCAGCTCCGGAGAAACTTGCCACGCGAAACAATCACCCACTGAGCCGGACGCATCCAATATCAAGATATCCCCGGCACTGCCCTCCGTCGGCCCCACAATCACAGCACTCACAGACTCAGCCCGCATCATCACCCAGCCGAACAAAACGACCGACAAGGACAACACAGCGCCCCAGATTCCCGCCCTCATATCCGCCCCCGTTCATTGACCACACAAACACCACCGCCAACACAACCGCCGCCGCGTTTTACTTCCGCTTTGCTAGCCAGTTTTTGAAAAACTGCACGCCTATATCCAGCACGAACAACAGCACCGGCAAAGAGATTGCCGTTTTCGCCGTTGCCTTATCGGCAACAGACGTAACCACGTCGTCAGAGACAGACCCGACAACGTTCAAAGACTCCGGATCAACCGGCAGGCCGAACGCATTCACCAAGTAAGCCAGCACCGCCACGATGCCGGCATAACCGGCCCGCTTGAAAATTGCGATCAATTCGTTTTGCGACATCTCAAACCCCCACCACATCAAAGGAACCAACAACAGACACAGCCAGGCCGCAGCTATACCACACGCCCCCCACGCACCCGCCAAACAACGCGCGAAGATTCCCGGAAACAATCCGGAAACGCACTAGTTTTTGATGACAGACCGCGCGTCACGCTCCGCGCGATACCACCTTTCGGCCTGATACGTTGAAACGCCCAGCTCCCGCCCAGACTCACGGACCTTTCCGCCCATCGACATCAACGCGAAAAACAGCGTTTTCCGCTTATTGAAACCGCGGCAGAATTCGCGCCACGTATCCAGCTCATCAAGGCCGCTTGCCGCTTCGCTGGTCGCCACGTCCCAGGCATCGGCCAAGTAACCGCCGGCCGGCTTCGACTTAACGGACAGATTGACCAGCCGCCAGCGCAAACGCTGCGCAGCATACCGCCAAAATTCTCCGCCACCGGCCCACAGCTCCACGCACTCAATGAGCTTTTCGTATGCCGTCCCCTCATAATCGCCGGCACCCACCGCGGAGGATTCAAACAGCAACCCGCGACCTATGAGACTTCGCACGAGGACCGGAACGCGCGGAACGTACAACTCAACCAATCGATTCCGCTTTTCCTCCGTTGGATCGTCCCAGTACGCAGCCCATAGCGTCGACTCCGCCTCATCCATCGAGACACGGCCCCGCAGCTCCGGCCGCAACCGCACGACCTCCGCCAACAGGCTTTCAATCACAGGCCGCCATTTTGGCCCGCAGTACCCCACCGCTAATTGCCGCTCTATCGCAACCATATCCGCACGTTTCATATCCGCGCCCCTTTCTGGGGCTTAGATACCACGGCCAGCGTTGCCAGCCAGCTTATCAACGCGCGTTTTGCAAATGACTATCCGCTTTGAGAATTGTTTTTGCGTTTCCGGCCTATTCGTAAAGCCGCAACTCAACAGGCGTAAACCCATTAGGGGCAACATTACTAGGATTGCACGCTACAGCGGCCGCCACGATCTTCCGAACGATTGCGTCAAACGTAATGTCAATCGGATCGTACGAATATCCGTTTGCCACACGGAGAGTCGTGCCGACACCGCCGATAAAAAAGTATTCGGGCGCCGGAACGTCCACCGGCTGAAGGCCATTGATATTAGTAGCCGAATAACAACTGATATAAATCTCTGAAGAATTCGCCGTACACGCTCTGACCGGACCCTCTATGGTGGTTACGCCCCCCGGGTAAACCCATTTGGACCCGTCCCAAGTGAATTCCATGACGTGGCCATAGTTATCCTCAAGATAAAGAACCGTCGGGAATGGGTCAGTACGGCCGGCCGCCGTAGCGAGAGCCGCTAGGCAGCCGGTCGGATTCGTAATGCCCTCGTCGCGGCTTTCGCCGCTATAGACCATTTGCCAAATCCAATCACAACAGCAGCTCATGCAATCCCCTTCTGCGCTAACGCGCAGATCACCCCCACGCCGGCGCCGCCGGTTAGGGATGACCAATCCGGCAACGGCACCGCTATGTCAGTGCCAGCCAAGTCACCCTCAAACTCAATGCGTATTGTGGCATCCGGAAAATCCCCGCCCGTCACATCGACATCGCCGGAACTTATTTCGCTGTGCGTCTCCAACTCCGTTTCAACTTCGGCCGCCGTTGCGTCATAGTCAAACGTCATCGTTTCCGTTTCGTCGTTTACCGTAAAATCAACGTCAAACGTTCCGCCCGTAGGCGAACCCAATACGTAAACGTCAATTTTTGCATTCTTCGGATCGCACGAGGCCGCGCCGCCCTGGTTGGATATTCGGACATACGCCGACACCTCCCCTTCCCCGTCATCGTCCACGGTGTCACGCCACAGCACGAACGCGCCGCCCGTCTCCAGCAACTCCAGCCGCGTTGCATCGCTGTTGTTCACGTCCGCATACTGTTTGCCACTCTCGTCAGATCCCTCCGCAACGAACAGCCGCACCGGCACCACGCCGGAAATCACCGCGCGGCCGATTTCGCCCACGTCCAACGGTTCAAGCAGTACGACAAAATTCCCGGTATGATCCGCGTCCGTTGGTGATGAACCATCAAGCAACATCGGCCCATAGAACGATTCCGCGTTTTCCGTCTCCGTGAACAACGGCCCATCAATACCCAAGATGTCAAACCGCTCACGCGCCGCGCCGCTTGAATTCTTGATTTTGATTATTCCAGCCTGCGCAAACCCAGGCTGTCGGTTGACGTTCAAATCCTGCCGACGCTGCCGGACCCACTGCGACGCGTCCACGAATTCGTTGTACGCCGCTGCTGGAATATTCAGATTCGCCCCGGCCTGCGCTTTCTTAAATTTATCGCCCATCAACCAATCCCCAGGCCGGCAAACTCGGCGAACTCTTTGACCCGTTCGACATACACCGCGGCTGGATATTTAATCAGCGACTTTGAGGACGCATCCTCTTTGTCGATATAGCGAACCCATAGATAATCCCAGCCGCCTTTATCAATGCCCGTCACTGGACCCACCGTCAAATTCGTCGCGTTGGGACTCACTGCGAACTTGAAAGCTATTTCGTAATCTTCCTGCCCGCGTTGTGATCCCGCCGCGCCTTCAAAATGCACCTCCCCTCGCTCGCGTCCGCGAAATGTTGTGGAATTTTGGCAACCCGTCAGATCGGCCAGCGTATTTTTGTAATCCTCCGTAACGGCAGACGGCGGAAACCGATGCGTTTCGCTGAAATGGTACACAGGCACGGCAACGTCAACACCGTTAACGCCATCCGGAGTAACGCCAATCGCCCCGCCGAAATCCGGAGCCGAATAGCCCGGCGCCGCATAGCTGCCCAGCGTTTCCAGGGATTGTGTGAGATGCGCAGTACCGCCGCCGGTATCGAACGTGTAGTCCACGCCGTCGCCCTCCGACGCCTCCGGCACGCCGTACGTAACCTCACCCTCCCACGTCGTCGAGTCGATCCGCTCGCCGAGATGCCTCGTTTTCACAATCAAGTTGACGAAGATTAACGGCGCATAATTAAAGAGCGCGTTGTATGCGTCCACATCGCTATCAGCACCGAACACGTAATACGGCACAACCGCCGAGGCGCTTTCCCCGTCGATTATGTCGATCCCTTCCCACCGCGGAACCAACTCAGCCATTTTGAACGCCCGCCCTTATCCGAATTTCAACCCGGCGGCCGCACGCTTCGCCATTGCTTTGGTATGTTTTGCCGTTTCTTCGGTCGCTTTGGCCGTCCGATCCGCTGTTGACGATCCGCCCAGGCCAGCCGCCGCGAACGCGCTAAACGTTCCTTTCGTCGACACCTTGCCATCCTTAAGACCACTGCCCGCCGACACCGCTTCGTCTAGTCCCGGAATGTCTTTAATCGTTATGCCAGCAGCATCCGCCTTTTTCTTCGCCTCGCCCTTAGCCGCCTCAAACTCCGCACGAGCATCCGCCAGCGCCTTTTCGTTCGCTTCCATCTCCGCCGCAAACCCCGCGGCCCGCTCCGCCGCTTGTCGCTCCGCTTCGCTTTTTAGCTCCGCTTGTGCCCCGGCCCGGTCCGCTTCAATCTGCGCCAACTTCGCTTGTCGGTCTTGATCGCGCTTGAAAACCGCCTCATTCTGCGCGTTATCAATCGCCGCGTTATCTCCGGCCGTTACCGCGTCAATCGCCGCAATCTGAGCATCAACATTGATACCCTCGTCAAAAAGACCTTTGAGCCGAATCCAAGACTTTTCAATATAGCCGGCGGAGTTGTTCCACGCCTTCAATACGCCGTTTGCCATCACGGCCCACGCGTCATAGAGGAAATCGACCGTATGCACCCATCCCGATTCCAGCACGGACCACGCGTCAAGCATCATGGACGACATAGCGAAAACAGCCGCCTCCCACGTCTCCACAAAAAATGACTTGAACTCGGCCCACTTTTCTTTGATCACATTCAGGCCCGCGACGAATTCCGATTTCAAATACAGCCACATCACTTTCGCGGCCAATTTCATATCACCGCCGGCGATCGCGTCCCGGATTCCTTCAAACGCGCCGAGAGCTCGCGCCTTGAGTTCGCCGAACTTGCCCATCAGCCACGCTAGCGCCTGCCCGCCGCTTTCGGACATCTTGACCCAATAGACCCCCAGGCCAATCACCGCGGCCGCCACAAGGCCAATCGGAGACAACAGCACGCCCAGCACGGAACCGATCGCCGACATGACAGTAACCACGCCGCCGACAGCCGCACCGGCTAACGCGAACGCTCCGCCAATACCCGCAATCGCCGTTCCTATTGCCACGGCCGCCACCGCCAGCTTGAACACGCCGACAATTAGGTTTTTATTTTCCTTGACCCAGTTAATAACCTTCGTGACGATCGGCGCAATTTTTGATTGCATAGCAACCAAGGCCGGAGCCAGCGCAGAACCTACTTGCGTCACGATCGCCCCGAACTGCCGCCGCAGTCGATTCATTGCATCCGTCAGCTCCGCCGCACTGGTCGCATCATCTTCGGACATCGTAATGCCCAGCGCCTCCGCCTCTTTCTGCAATTTTTCGATACCAGCCGCCCCGCCGTTGAGCATCGGTAGCAACTCCCGACCACTCCGGCCGAAAACATTGAGCGCCAGCCCCGCGCGTACCGTCGGATCTTCGACGTTGGAAATACCCTCAGCCAGCAACTTAAACTTGCCCTCTGGATTCAACGCCTTAAAGTCAGCCACGGAGACGCCCAGCATATCCAGAACATCCGTTGCCGTACTCAAATCACGCTCGACCATCACTGAGAAACGCGCCATCGCCGCTAATGACCTATCCATTTGGTCGATGCTCGCGCCGCTTTGCTCCGCGGCGAAACCTAGTTGGCTGATTGTCTTCGCACTGAGTCCGGTACGTTGCCGCATTTTGTCGAGCTGGTCGCCAGTCGACGCGAACAACTTAGCAGCACCCAACAACGGCGCAGCCAACCCCGCGCCCAGTGCAGTAATCCCCGCGCCAATCTTCGACACGCCGGCACCGAACGCCGTCAACCGCTGCTGCGCACGCTTCAAACCCTTAGCCAGCTTTGTATCGTCCGCGAACAATTCCAAGAACGCACGACCAGCACGAATGCCCCTTGAGCCTGCCACGTATCACCCCCGCGGATTATGCCGCGTTTTCTTCGATTTCCACCCACGCAAACGGACCCTGTGCGCCGGTTGTCGTCGTCACTGCCAACTCAATGGAAACCACATCGCCAGCCACCAGCGCGGCAGAGGACAACGCGCCATCGCTGACGGATCGGTCCCCGTCGGCATCGGTGAGAGTCACAACAGACGACAACACCGAGGCGCCATTGACTTTCAAATCAAAATCAACGTCCGTATTCGTGCCCGTATCATTTAAGAGCGCGTGAAACCCGCGGATCGTCGCCGCGCCGGAAGCCACAAATACTATGCGCTCCACCGCGGCTGGCGTCGCGCCGATAGCCAGCCCAAACGACGTCCCCGCCTTGTACAAGTGTTGCAATTTGTCCGCGTCGATTTTCGTTGCCGCCGCGACCGTTTCATTGACCACGCTTTCAGCCGGCAATCGAATATCACCGCCGATCAACCGAAAATTCCCCATCATGCCCCCTATTTGAATCCGGCCGCCTGGAATGCACCCTTGCAATCCTTTAGCGACATTTTCTCAATTACCGCAGCCGGCTTTTTCTTCGCCTGCGCGTATGGATGAAATTCCGTAACTTTGTGCGGCTTAGACTTCGGATCACGGTTGATATTCACCAGCAGGCACAACACCGAGGCCACCGCGTCCCACGTCGCACGCTGCCGGCCCTCCGCCATCCATGCCAGCTCACGCAACGAATACGGCCCCGGATTGACACCGACAACGCCAGCCAGCTCGTAAACTACAGACCAGCTTTTTTGATTGCCGCGTCCATTTCCTTTTCCGCCTGCCCGCTCGCTAGATACGTCTCCGCCGCTTCCAGCCCCCGCGCCTCCAGCGCCTTTTGCTTGTCGATCACTTTCCGAAGCGTCGCCCGCTTCGCTGACCGGGAAAAATTTACCAGCGCATCAAGCACAGCCTCCGTAGCCTCATCGATAGCGTCTCCGCCCAGGCCCCGGCCGAAATCCTCGTCCGTGATACCGTCCGCGTCCGCCTGAGGCAGACACAACACAAACAGCACATCCGCCAGCAAAATCGGATCGCTCGCCAGTTGCGGAAATACGTCCACATCCAGCAAGTCCACCTCCAGCTTTTTCCGCACGCGCCGCACGTCATCGACCGTAATCGTAAAGACCCACTCACGCCCCGCGTTATCCGTAAACTTTGACACCGTTTCCGCTCCGGCTTAATTCCATACAAGCCCAAGCACCGCACCGCCCAGAGAACCACACAACCGCCGCCGCTACTTAGCCAGCAGCGCCTTTTTGCCTTGCAGCACCTCACGCCACAACTCAACCTCAACATCAAGATATTTCTTGCCCGATCCGCGGCCGGATTCTTCCAGCTCCTTGACCGAACCCGGCGCGATCAGCTCCACATCGTCGCGCAACACCGCCACAAATTTTGCATTGCCCACGCGCGAAATACCTTTGAGTAGATCCGCCTTCACTTGCTCCGCCTTTTTCCGTGCCATCCGCTCAAACCTCCATTAAACCAAAAGGAAACCGCACCCAGCCGGCCCACCGCCGGCCGCCGCCCTACACGGCCACTAGGCCGTAGTCGTGTACCAGACCGGAGTGTTTGCCGTTCGCGTCGGCTTGGCAGACATCGCCAACGTCGCCGCATCCTCCCGCGACTCCGTGCGCTCAAACGTGAAGATATGGAAATCTGCCCGCGGACCCTCATTGTCAGCCACGCCGCTTGCACCATCGAGCGCGAGGAGTTCAATCGTGGTTCGATCCAAGAATGCATCGCGCAGCGCCGTATAGGCGCCATGCTCATGGTCGGCCAGCATGTCCCATTCCAAGGCCAATTCTCGCCCGCCCTTGAGGAACAATTTCCAGATCGATTCACGCGTCAAAACTTCTCCCTCGCTATCCGCCAGCGCTATTTTGACATCCATTGCGATATCAATCTCAACCCACGTTGGGGAGGCCCACGTTGCCGAGTTGTAGTACAACTTGCAGTCAAGGCCGATTACCGTATAACTCAAATCTCCGCCCCCTATTTGATTGAATCACGCCACAGGCTTGGAACCTTTGGCAAATTTTCCTGATAAGCCGGCCCCATGAACGGCCGCGGCTCGTATGACACCCGCTTGCCGCGCCGCACCGCCTGCCCGCCTTCCTCCAACAACTCCGCCACACCCGACCGATACAACAACGGCCCCACCACCACCGATTGCGCTGCCATGTCGAATGCGAATAACAACAGCCGCCGCAACCCGCCCTCATGGCTTGACGGCGGATCACCCGAACCGCTCACCCGCTTACGCTTGCGGATTGAACTCCGCGCCGTCCGCCGCACAAACGAACCGAACCGCGACAATACGTGACGCGTCGCCCGCTCTTTGGGAGACACAACCGCCCGCGGATTGAACATTTGCACCGGCCGGCCGCGTAACTTGAAACCGATCACCCGCGCGCCTTCCACAGCTTGTATTCAAATCGCATCACGCTCGTAAAAACCCGCGACTCGCGGAGATGCTCCGGCACGTAAATTGCCAGCCACTTGACTCCCTGGAACGATGCCCCGATCGGCAACGGATTGATTGCCATTGCGTCCGCTATTTCTTGCGAGAAGGCCGCCAGCGCATCCACCTCCGCGCCTGAATCCTCACTGACTTTTTTCTGTATGCCCACATCAACGGCAACATCCCATTCCGCCCGAGCACGCGCCGCGGCTCCGCCCTCCGCCGTTGCCGGCACGACAATTACCGTCAAGCCCTTCACATCGCACACGTCGCGCGTCGGCACGTATTCACGCGTAGCCGCAAACGTCATCGACAGCGTTAGACCGTTGATCACATCCTTAAAGCTTTCCGCCGCGTCGACATAAACCGCGCTCACTCCACTGCCTCCGTCCCCGTTTGCTTGCAATGAACCCGCAAGATTGTTCCCCACGGATCAGACGGCACGTAATGTGAACCGCCCCCCATATCCAACACCTCAAATATCAACACCTCATCGCAGACCGTATGCCGCACCACATCGCCACGCTCCGGCAGAATCAACGTTTCGCCGATCACCAAATCGGCCGCCGTTATCAGAAAATCCCGAACCTTGACGCGTAACGTGATACCGTTGGTTTGATTATGCTCGTAACCGGTCGAACCCGGTACAGCCGATACCAACACACTGGACGCGTCGCGCACATACTCCACGCGCTCGCCCGAACTTCGGTTGATCGCTTTGGCAAGTATGCGCGCGGCACGTTCCAGCGTAGACAACAGATCACCCCCCACCCTCTAAAAGAGAAACCGCCTACGCCGCGGCTACAATCGCATCAGTGATGCCCACGGACTCCGAAGAAAACAACGGGATGCCCTCAACCTCCGTTGGGATTGGTGCAGGCGCCCCAGTCGCATTCGTTGCAGTCCGACTGTCCCGCAGTTGGAACACGGACTGCCGCGAAGTAACCAGCAAATTCGGCTGACGGTCTGAGGGAAACTTGCTCAGCAATTCATAGATCAATTCGTCAGTCAATCCCTTGTCGGCTTGCGCCGTCAGGTTGACGATACGGCCCACGCTGTACGCGCTGCCAATTTGCAAACCAGCCCACCCCGAAATGGGAGTGTAATAGGCCGGATAGGTTCCCGTACTGCCGGCAACTTCGACAACTTCGGTATCGGCAATTCGAATATTGCCATCCTCACCCATGACGGCGCAGACATCCGACTCATCCGCAGTCGATCGAATCGCCCACAGGCTTGACCCTTTGTTCGCGGTAGTGCCCGTTGCATCCACGACCATTGCCGAATCTTTGTGAAGCATCGTTGCCGCATTGGCGAAGCCAACAAAACCGCCGGAGTCTCCGCCGACCGTACCGTTGAGCAACTGTTTCTCATACGCGAAGAACGCCGCCCGGAGATGGCGCAACGCCTCACGGTTAAGAAACGCCTCAGCGCCCTTTTGGTAAATGTCAGCCAGCGACTTATCAACCTTAAACGTAGCGTCAAGGATCTCAAGAGTTGCCGTCACAAGCGTATCTTCGGAAACGTCATGCTCCCGACCGTCATTGACCGAACGGAAACCAACAACCGGCGCCCCGGTTTCCTTAACGTACTTGTGGACCGTCCCATTGGAAGCCAACACCGAATGCAACCGCGCCAACAGCGGCGCCCGGTTGAGCAAATCCGAAACGTTAATATCGGCTAGATTCTGATCGTTAATAACGATCATCTCCGCCAATGTCATCAAATCATCAGCCATCGCTTATCACCCCTGCGCGTTGTTTTGAAATTCAACATGCAGGGAAACCGCCCGCCCCCATTCGCCCGCCGCCGTCCGCCCGCCCTATTTCCGCAGCCGCACCAAGCCCGGTTTTTCCGTTTCGTCGCCGGCCGCATCCGATGCCGGGGCCGCAAACTCCGCCGGAGTCGACTCGCCACGATCCAAAGCCGCCAAGCGTTTCGTCAGCTTTTCATTTTCAGCCCGCATCTCTCCGAAATACTTCGCCTGCGCTGCATCAAAACTAAGGCCCTGAGCGAACCACACGCCGCCACGATCGCCGAACGCTTCCAGGAATCGCCCGCCCTCCGTCGACAGTTCACCGGCCGCGGCCGGCACAACAGCCGGAGCAACTTCGCCCGTAACATCACCCACGTCACCGCCGGCAAATTCGCCCGTAACCTCCTTAACGTCGCCGCCAGACGAAGCATCCGTCTCCGGCTCCGTTACCGTTTCATCCTCAACCGCGCCCGCCGTCTCATTCTCTTTTGCCACAATCGGCCCCCCATCATTTTCGAGATATTCAATCAACACGTCCGCGCCACCGTCGGCGAACTCCGCCGCCGTATTTTGATCGGCTCCATACGGACAAATTGCCACGCCACGCAAAGGCCATTCACGGATTACCGCACCCGGCCCCACAAACTCCCGCCCATTGACTTGCACCGACTCACCCGGCCCTATTTCCTCAACTTTGATGCCCGACCCGTTGAAATTGATAGACGACTCATAAGGAACGCCGGCCGCCGACTTGAAGACGATTTCCGTTGCCTTGTCGCGGTCCAGGTACGGCACAATCTCGCCGGAGCAATACAGGCCCTCCGGCCGCACTTCAAACCGATCGAGAAACCCCAGCACCTCATCGGAATAGTGGCACCAGTCCAACAGCAGTTGAGGCTTGCTCAATTTCATGCCGGCGAAATCATGCACCACCCGGCCCCAGTAGTAATGGTCGACAGGCTCAGAGGTGCGCGCCAGCAACTCAACCGGAGTTGTCTTGCCGCCGTCAACTTGCTCGCCGATGACCAAATCACAAGGACCGCCAAATCGCATTGCAGCGGCCGGCACAACGTTGTTTTTATTCTTCGTCATCGTCTTTGCTCCCCAGATCCACAGCGACCGACACCGGCGCCAGCCCCACGCCGGCCGTTTTTAGATACTTGTTTTCCGCGGCCAACTCATCGACCGTCGCGCGGAAGTCCCGGCCCCGCCGCCGCAATACCTCCGTCCGCGTTTTCAGCCCCGCATTGACCGCGGCAATGTCCGCGTTTGCTTCCTTGAGGGGATCAACCCACGGCAACCCGGCCGCCATCCACTCCCACCGCAGATCGCTTGCCAGCCACCCGGCCGGCAGTTCTAAAACACCGTCGGCAATCCACAGACGCACCCGCCAAGCCAACAGTCGGTCAAGAATCATCTGTAAATCGCCGCGCTTGATTGCCGCGCTCATCTCGTATTGGAGGAGCGCTTGCCGCGACCCGCTGTAATTGCTGTGCGACTCATCGAAAAACGAATAAGGCAAATCCAGGGATTTAATCGCGACCGCAATCATCACTTGCGTAAACGCAACAAACTCCGGAGCTGGGGTTTTATTCTCCAGAAACTCCGCCTTATCCCCCGGATCAAGATCGAGCATGACCGGCCCGCGGCCGAAATCGATTTCATAACCGCTGGACGTTTCCGCCTCCCCGTCTCCGTCCGCATCGGTCTCCGCCGTCGATGTCACCGGCGCCGGAGAATCCAACGCGTCGCGATACAACACCAGCCCGAACATCTGCGCTATTTTCGCTTTTGCCAGTGCGTAATCGAAACCCTCGTAAACGTCCCGATACGTATTGAGGGAGGCCGTTACAGGTGAGATGCCGCGAACCTGATCGAACCTATCGAAAAACCCATGCTGAACCATGCGCGAAGCCAATACGCGCCGATCAAATTCAAAACCGTTGCCGCCTTGCCCGCGACTATGCACATAAAACGCCCGCGACCGTCCGGCCTTGTCGACTTCCACGCCTTGGACGACGGATGACCCGTTGCGCTTGTGCTTGTCGCCCGGATCACGTACCCGATCACCTTCAATCGCTTGCAGTCGACCGTCTGACAATTGCATCGCAAAGACGTCACCGTCTACCGTCCGCCGCGCCTCCAATAGCCGCGTCCAACGTTGCAGCCCATGCCGGCCGCCGACTTCGAAATTGTCAGGACGCCCCCACCAGTCCACCAACTCCGCCAGCCGCGCGTCAACGGCATCGTTGCCCGTCCGCGGCTGAAAGCTGAACGTTGATACGTAGTCCAGATGACGACGCACCGCCCACGATGCAATGGTAAAATTGCGCTGCACTTCGCGCGATACGCTTTGGACTTTGCGACGGTCGCCGGCTTTCAAAACGGCATCCTCCGAACGCAAAGCGCCGGCAGGAGTCGCACGCCGCCCACGATCCGCGGCCGCGTCGTATCCAAACAAGAAACGGCCGGCACGCTGCAACATTTTCCGATTTTCGCCCGCCATCATACCCCCGGTATTTTGATACGAACCGCAGCTGGCCGGCGGCCGCCTTGGAAATCGTCCGCCGCCATCAAGGCCCGCAATTGCCGCCGCAGTTCCGCGAAATCGTGCTCTACCGTCATCCCGTCAACCGTGATTTTCTTTTGACCACTCCGGAGAATGCCCAATATCTCCGCGATTGCCGCCGAGTTATCCGCCATAGTGCCCACCAAAGAAAAAAGCCGTGCAGGGGTGCGGCCCCGCACGGCTTCCGCGAAAGAGGTTGAGCAGGTATCCCCGCAAAACCGACGCCCTTATATCAGCAACGACAACACAAACCCGCAGCACGCAATGCCGTTTTGCGATTAACTATCCGAATCCCGGCCGTTTTCCTAAACTGAGCCCGCCGCCGCATCCGCGGAGGATCGGTTTTCATAATGCTTGTCAATCCGCCACTGCCCACACGCTTTGCATTGAACCCGCCGCCAAACAATATGCGTACACGCATTGCCGGAGGGATCTTTTCCCCTGAATTGCTTTTCCACTCGCTTTGCATACTGTCCGCGCTCCGTCGACTTGCACCGCGGACAGCGCGTCAGCTCACCTGAGGCCCGCGCGTATTCCCGATGCTTTGACCCTTTTTTCCGTGCCACTTTTCCGCCTCCCGCTCTAAAGATAAGAAACCCGCCGCCGCTTGCGTTTGCGCGGCTCCGCCTTGCCGGCTCCGCTGCCGACTTGTTTCATCAACTCCACGCCCAACATGGACGCACCCACCGCGCATCCAACCCCGCAATCGAGCCAATGGTTATCAGCCCGACCCGGCTTGACCTTCCATTCGTCCACCCGCCGGCCGCGGCCCTCCGTCCGTATCCGATACTCCGCGGTAAGATGATCCGCCAATAACGCATGCCGCTCCGGCTTATTGCCGAACAGCGTAAGCGCACCCGGATCACCCATCGACGTCGACAACCGCGCATTGAGGAATGATTTCCAAAAGTTGGCATCAAACATCACATGCCGCACCGCCCCCCGCTTGCCGCGGATCGTCGGCGCTCGCCAGTTCAGGCCCGCTAAATCCCCCGGCTCGTTACGCCATTCGCCTAGCGGTTTCATGCTCGCCGTCACGCCCTTACCATGCGACGGCCACAACTGCCCGGCATAATGGGATTGCCGGCAGAACATCTTGATAACGTCGGTGGATTGCCCCCAGTTCGCATCTATGAGGCAGATGTCCGGCCGCAACGCTGCCCCATCGGCACCGGCCCATTCCCGGCCCAGCAGATCATCAACCGTAACCTCTAGCCCGGCATAGATCGCGCCTTCCATCCCGGCGCCCGGCGCCTTGTGGCTCATTGCAACCTTTGATTCCCGCAGAGTGAACCGCGCCCGCTTTTGGTCCGGATAGGCGCCGTAGTCAATCACCGCCCCGGTGAAATCGTTGCCCCACGCGCAGACCATCCAATACAAAAGTTTTTTGTGGACATCGACGAATACCGACAGCCGCGACGCCCACGCCGGCACAGCGCCACGTTTACCCCGGTTGATCCGCCGGCAGATTTCATCTTCGCTCAAAAGTTCGTCGTCAACGTCGTCAGTCGGCAGAGGCTCGTTTTGATACTCCGCAAAGAATGCCGCCTCGTTATCTATTTTGAGATTCATCGCCGATTGAATCGCCGACAGCTCACCTGGCAAAAACCGTTCTTCCCAAGCGACTTTTGACCCCGCGTCCATCGCTTCACGATTCGCCCGGTAGAACTCCGTCCCCGCGGCGCCGCCGTCGCCAGCACGCAAACCATCGGCTCGGATTTTCTCGTATTGCTCCCAAAGCTTTTCGTTTTCAGGGAACGCGTAGACAAGTTTGGTGCGCTCCCCTTGCCACTCCGGCCGCTTTTGAGTATCGAGCATTGCATCGGCCAAGTCGCCCTCTCGGATCACCGTGCACGGCATCACGCCCGAGATTTTATTACCCGGCCCCGCCAGCCCCAAAACGGCACCTGCAACGATTTCCTCCCGCGTCCGGCATTGGCTGGGAGACTTTGCGGATTCGTCCGTTTGCGGATCGTCCAACACCACCAGCGAAGGACGGACAGCGCGACCGTCGGCCCGCTTAAATTTCATGCCGCGGATTCCACCCGTCAGGCCGGCCACCTTGACCACCGCGCCGGAGGCCGCCGAATCCGCGATCGTCGGCAAGACAATCTCCCGCGCCGTCCATTGCATTTGCGTCCGCCGGCCAAGATGCAATTGACCACGGCACCGATGCGCGATGCCCTCCAGCATGCGAATTGGATAGCAGACCTCCGGAAAATCGGCCAGAAGGTTTTCGTTGGTTTCAAGTTCCACCTTGATTGAGGCGAGCATATCGGCCGCATGCTTTTCGTCGGCACCGATCAGCGCCACGAACTCCCGCCAGCCGTAGGACATCGCCCACAGGCAAGCACACTCAGCCAGCGACGTTTTACCGCTGCCCCGCGGCATCGCCATTGCGAACAGCCCGCCCTCCAAAACCGCCCGCTCAATTTTGGAGATCACGCGCAGATGGTCCGCGCTCCAGCCCATGTAAAACAGATCCGGAAAGTAAACCTCCAGGTAGACACGAAACGAACGCGCCGCGGCCGCCCGCCGCTGGGGATCAACCACAGCCGGCAGCTCTCCGATATCGCGACCGGCCCGGCTGTTGTCCGCGGAACGCTTTGCCGCGTCTGCTTTGGTGCGATCGTATCCCGTCCAGCCCTTGCCCTTGCGGCGCGCAGAAACAGACGCCGCCGGTTGAGGCTTGTTTTCGCCCTCAACCAACGCCGCCTCAATTTTCGCCAGTTCCCCCGGCTCCGCGTTTTGCACCAACTCCGCCAGCTCCGCCGGCGAAAGTCCGTCAACCAATTCGCGCCCGTCGATCGTCAACCGATTTCTCCGGCTCGACCTCCGCTACCGGCTCCGTGCCATCACCGCCCGCATTCTCCGCCCGCTCAACCTTGCCCATTGAGGCCGGAGTCAATCCGCAGTCCGTCCTGAATTGCAATGCCCGCCCACGCCGATACTACGAGATGCAACAGCCACGTAAACCCCAGACGGCACACAATAAGCGACCATTGCCCCATGTTCGAAAAATGCAGATCCTCACCGCGCCGCCCACTTCGCGGATTGCCCTAAATTCGTCGCATGCGTCGCCGCGGCAAACACCGTCGGGAACGTCCCGATTGCCGGACCGCGGCCGAATATTTCCGAGCAAACAAACAAACTTAATTGGCATTTACGACTGTTCCCTCTGCCCAGAGGAATCAAGACGCCCGCCGGAGTACCTTTTGCACCCCCACCAGCTCCGGCGCCGCCACATTTCGCCGCACCTCCCGCACCACGGCCCACACCTCCCGGATTTTCCAGCCGACGGAGGCCGCCAAGTCCCGCGGCGTCTTCGGGGGTATTGCATCACAAATAAACAGCCACTGATAAGAATGGCCACCTTTTTCCCTGGTTGACTGGGGGATTAGCCTAGATTGCGTTTTTCTCGCAGGATTTACTTGAATTGCGGTTTCGGGACGGTAGTTTGGTGGAAGTTATTTTCGGAAAAATCGGAAAAATCCGCGAATTCGTGACCTAGCACAGCCGTTTTTTTCGCATTGTTATGGGGGCTCGGCCCGTAACGCAACTGCCGTCGCCTGACCCAACAATCGTTAGCAGATTCAACAGGGAAAACTGGAGACAAGAAATGAAACGCATAAGTCAAATCGCAGTCGGTGGCGAGTTCGTATCCGCGGCGTGTGGGAGATTTGCAGTATTCAGTCTCATGTTTTTATTTACATCAGTGGCCAATGGGGAATTTGCTGTAAGCCCGACGACATTAGATGGCAACGCCTTTCTTCAATCGTTTGATGCCGATGGTAATACAACATTTGCGGGTCACGCATTTAACAATTTCAACGCCGGCATCGATGATTTGGCATTCGACAGCAATGGCGATCTCTACTTATTACTCTCTAATTCAGGAGAGCATCCCAACAGTGGGATCTATCGGTTTGATCCCAATACGAGTACAACCACGTTGGTCGCCAATAGAACCACAATCCTCGGTCAAGGAGATCTCGCCGTTTCTCCAACCGGCGGATTTGCTGTAAGCCCGACGACATTAGATAGCAGCGCCTTTCTTCAATCGTTTGATGCCGATGGTAATACAACATTTGCGGGTCACGCATTTAACAATTTCAACGCCGGCATCGATGATTTGGCATTCGACAGCAATGGCGATCTCTACTTATTACTCTCTAATTCAGGAGAGCATCCCAACAGTGGGATCTATCGGTTTGATCCCAATACGAGTACAACCACGTTGGTCGCCAATAGAACCACAATCCTCGGTCAAGGAGATCTCGCCGTTTCTCCAACCGGCGGATTTGCCCCCGTCCCCGAACCCTCCACTTACGCCGGACTCCTCGGTATCACTTGCGTCTCACTGCTCGCCTACGGCTGGCGACGCAAACGGCAACAAGCTGCGTGAAACAAATTGTCAGAGAACTTCCAACCGTCGGCGTTATGCGTCGGCGGTTTTTTCATTTCGATGTTTTATTCAGTTACCACCAGCTCCCGCACGTTCCGCCGCACCTCCCGCACCACGGCCCAGACTTCCCGTATCTGCCGGCCACCGGTGGCCGCCAAGTCCCGCTCAGCCAAACCGCAAAACGTCGCCAACACATCGGCCGCCACGTCCGCCGCATGCAGCAACCGAAACCCCTCCGCGTCCGATACCCTGCCCGACTCACGCGAACTAACGAACGCCAGCGCACGCCTTAGCGACGCATCATCCGCGGCCGTCCATTCCAACGGATCACGATCGGCGATCGCCTCCAGATGCGCCGACCATTCCGCCGCACTCCCTTCCCACGGCGCATTCTTCCGCCACGCCCGCCGTACCCGTACCGCCATCAACGCCTCCCCTCTAGCCAGTCCAAACCGGCCGACAGCCACATACAGCCGGCCACCCACAACGCCGCCGGCACGAACAACACCAGCACGACCACCCGCAACACTTCACACACAAAACGCATTCGCTCATACCTCCCGTGGAACAATCCGCCGCAACTCCACATCCAACCAACCCGGCGCCACCACAGCCCCGCGCTCCACGCTCACCCAATCCACTTGGAAATCATCCAACCAAACGCCGCAATGCGTCAGCGCGTCCTCAAACGCTTTCAACAGGTTTGATAAATCCCGCTCCCGCCGATCCGGCGCAACGGCCTCAACACTCACGGAAACCCGCGCCGCAGTTGGCCGCAAACGTTCACCGAATCGCTCACGGATCGCGGCCGCTACCGCCTTCCGGTATGCAACGCCCTCAGCCTTGATAAACGTTGACACAAACGGCTTGCGGCCCGCCCGGACAATCACACGATTCCCCCAATAGTGATTGACCGTTGGTGGCCACGGCACGCGAAAACAGACGCCCAATTATCACCCCCCTACGTCGAACACAGTCGGCGCATCGCCAGCCACCGGCACCGGCCGAATCGAGCGAAACGCCGCCAGTGAATCCACCAACCGCGCCACCCAGTCCGCACTAAAGCCCTTGCGACTTGCTAACACGTCCTCCCAATTTTCCGTCTCGGCAATCCATTGCTCCAAAGTTCCCACCATCTGCCCGCCGCAGAGCTGCGACACCGTAGCCATCAGCCGCATCGTCATTCCCAGAATTTTCTTGTTGCCGGTCAGCTTGCGTAGATGCGCCGTTTCGAGCCATTCGAGCTTAAATTCGGCGCCCTCATCGTGAAGCGGCTTTGCATCGTCCGCGAACGCCTCCACCTCATCCTCCGCTACCGCTTCCGCCGGCTCATCACCGGCAGGGAATGGCAGTTGAGGCGCACCCGCCCCCCGTATCACCGCCCGCAGCTTCGCCACCGCCGCATCCATTTCCGACTTGGCCGCTTTGGTTTCTTCCTTGCAGTCCAGCCAATCCGATTCGGCATTGTCTACGCGCTCCTCCGCCTCCATGATTGCCCGCAGATGCTCCGCCCGATCCGCGTCCGCGTATTCGGCCGAGGCCACCGCCACCGCCTCATCATCCGCATAAAGCCCCGTTGGCGGCTCGTCACCGTTTTCCAACCGCTCCGCCGCGGCCTGCATTTGCTCACGCTCCTCATCGGTCATCAAATCATCGACCGCAACCACTTCACCGACGACTGTCATTTTCCATGTCCTCCGCACAGGTTAAACGCTTCGCCAACGCCGCGGCTGGCGATTCAATACGACGTTGCCGGACCTCTATGGCCGACACTGGCCGAACGTCGGCCGATAACTTCCGCTGCCTCTCCGCCACAACGGCCCGCGATTCATAAGCCCGCCGAAACTGTGCCGCGATCACAGGCAACTGATCGCTTTGGCAATCACACAGCCGGCGAAAACCGCCAGACCCACCGAGGGCACAGAGCGTCAATTGATCCAACGACGCCACGCCCTCTGCGATTTTGTAATAGCCATAACGTGACATCGCGGTCAGAACCGATTGCCACGCCGCGGCCGCGTCCGGCAGCACGCCTTCAGTTGATTCGATAGCCATTGAACGCACGGCTGCGATCGACGGAAAGCCGGAATCAATCTCTTGCATCCAGCGACGCACACCGGCCGCGAATTGACCCGCTGTCAGATCCTCCATCGCAAAGAACCACGCTTCCGCCTGCTCTTTCGATGCCGGCCGCCCAACAGCGGCCACGAGATGCGCGTAAACTCGCGCGAAGTCGCCCCGCGTCATTGGACACCCTCCGCGAACGCACGCACGCCATCCAGCAGGCCACTGCCTCGACTCGCCTTCAGATCCGCGTCGGACCTCTTGATCCAACTCAGCAAGAACGCCGGCATGCCCCTGGACGTCTTGCGACGTTTGGGGTTTACCTCCAGCCACGCACGGGCCTTGCGACACTCCGCCTCAACGTCCACAGACGGAAACAGATTCGCCCACTCATCAACCTGCGACTGGCCGAGAAACCACCCCACGCCACCAGCCTTGACGGCAAAGGCTCCAAGGTCCGCCATCTCCGCTGGCATGTCGGAGTTTTGCTCCGACAAACAACTACCGTTAGGTAGTTGTATATCTTCTCTTATCTTATCTTCTCTTATGTCGTTACTTTCGTTACTTTTCGTTACGTGATTTTCGTCACTTTTCGTAACAGTTTCGTTACGTTTTCCGTTACCAGTCCCGCCGCCGCTTTGCTCCTCTTGCCCCTTTTTTCGCTCCCGATATACCGCTTGTCTCTCAGCATTTGTTAGCGCCCGCTCTTTCACAGGAACGTTGTACTCATTGAAGTTAGGGAAAATTAGGCCGCCGGGATCTTGACTCTCAATCACCCACCCTACAGACGACATGGCAGAGCCAAATCCTGGGACGCCGCTAATCGTGTCCAGGTCTAATATGCTTACGCCGGGAACGAAGTTGTCGTCCTTTACAACCACGTTGACGCTCGACCAGACCACCAACAGCGCGCTGACCGTAACGCTCACCGTAACGCGCGTGTTACAGACCTCCGTTACTGTCTCGTCACACGCAATCCTGTTGTCCGCAACAAACCAATCCTGAAACGATCGATCAAACTCAAGATGCCGCGCCATCGCCGCAACTTTAAGATCGGTCAGCAGGCTGCCCCGCATTTTGACCCAATCGCCCGCCATTTTTCCGCCCTCCCTAGCATTACCCCGGACACATCGCGGACACCCCGCGGACACTTTGCGAACGCGCTAAAACGGGATTCCATCAGGGAACGCAGGCACGGCGCCCGCAGGAGGCCCAGCAGGAGCAACAGGAACGCCCCTGGGCAACGCTGCGGCCTGCCCAGGCAATTGCCCGCCCAGCATCACGCCAGCTCCAGCCGGCAACGCAGCAGCGGGAGGCGCAGCCACAGGAACACGCAACCGAATCCCTTCGCACGGTTCCCCGCTTGGCCGTTGCGTTTGCGTAACAAACAGAACGATAGGCCTCTCGCCCCATCCCGCAGTATCAGGCCCGTAGGCAGCGGCCAGCGTTTTGGCGTTCGTCTTGTTTAAAACAAGGCCCTTGCAGCCTTCTTGGAAATGCAGGACCGGCTTTTCCTCATTCTGTGCGACTTTCTCGATTGCCACGCCGCTTATGGTCAACCCCGGTTCCTGCCCTTGTAACTCCGCCGCCCGCAGGTATGGCGCCGGAAACATCGTGTCGATATGCAACAGACCGCTCCTCAGATAGAAACCAGTTGACCACCAACGGACAGCTCCACCGCGTCCGCTTTATCGTCGCCCAATGCGAAATCGGGCATTTCCCACACTTCCGGATTTTCATAGCCCGGCCAGTGTCCATGTTCCCGACCCGCCGCAATTAACTGCAGCGCCTGTTGATATTCCCGGCGGCCTGCCTCCATCGACCGCAAGCCCAGCGGCGCAGAGGCCACCCCAAACGGAGATTCAGACTCAACAGCAACGATGCCCTCAACCCACGGAACGCCGGTCAGGGCTTGCAGGCCATCGGCATAGAACGCACCCGCCCGCGCGTAGCCGAAGTTAAGAATGGATTTCCGAAACCCGTGATAGCTGGCGTCCCGAGTCGACTTCAAATCGACGAACATGTGGAACTCCACGCCGTCCAGGACTATTTTCAATTTCGGAATCTTGTCAACGCGACCCTTGCACCTCAGCCCCGTCAATGGATCATCCCAGACGATCGACAATTCCGCTGGCCCTTCCGCCTGCAGCCACTTCGCGGCTAGCTCGTCATGCGTCAACGCGGTAACGAGCGAAAGCATTTTGTCAAACTCGTCTTGCGGGACGATAATTTTGCCTTCGTTAACCCGCTCGAATTCCGCAACGCGCTCCTTGTATGCTTTGGTCGACTTCGGCTTATCGGGCGGAGTCTTGCCGTCCGCCTTCGTGATTCCGCCGGTCAGGTCAGGCATCACAATATACTTTTCGGCCACGACCATCGGTTCAAGTCGCCCGTGATGCGCCAACGTACCGAATCGCAACGCATCCGTTTCCTTCCGCACTTTCGACAACGCCGCTTTGTAGTGCATTGCCGACCGCCGGCACTCGCCAAGCGTCGAGTTATTAACGCAATCCCATGATCGGTATTCGGGAAAATCCACGTCCGAATATATCCCCGGCTTCGGCCGCCCTTGTTCATCAACCGGCACGACAGCCGCCGTTTCCTTTTCTTCGCCCATGCTTTCTATCGCTCCAAATCCATTTCTATGGCCAACATGCAGCCCGGACACATCGCATGTCCGGCCCTGATGATGCACCGACAACCGCCACACCGATCCGGATCCGCTTCAGGCCGGAAGTTCCTCAAACTTTGCTCCGCTTCCTCCGCCGACTTCGGCTCTAACTCCGTCCGTTTTTCGTCCGCCATCTCCACATCCTTCCTCTATTACGTCAACCCGCCGCTCCAGCCGCACCACATCAGCCACCACGCCAGCAAGACGTCTTTCAAACCCGCCAACCCGCGAAACGGCCGCCGACACCTGGCCGCCCAGGGAATGCAGCGTGCTTTCAATCTCCGCCACGGACCTCGCGTCAACGGCTTCGCAGATAGCAATGTTTTCAATGCGATTAGAAAGCTCCACAAGTTCCGCCTGCACATCCAGGACATCAGTCGGATTCGCCGCAGGCAATTTCCGTTTCACTTCCCACATTCCGAGCGATTCCAACACGTCGCGAATTGTCGATGTCGCAAATTCGACTTCCATCTCCGCGGAATAGTGCTCCGCCGTTTTCTTCAGCGTCCAGCAGTTTTCGAGCAACTGCGCACGGTCGTTGACCATCCTGGTTTCGAGCGCTCGTTTCTGCGCATACGTAACTCTCGCCATACCTCAAATCCTTTCGCCCAGTTAAATAAATCCGCACATCAAACGAAAAAGGCGCATCCCTGCGCCGCCGCGTCATGCGGCCCCGTCCTTGATCTCGCCTCCATGCGCCGCATCCTTCGCGGCCCGCGCCTTCCTTGCAATCTCGCCGCGGTAGATTGGCATTTCGCTGGTGCCGTCAAAACCAAGCTTGACCACGGAACCCATTTGCGCCACAACGACTAGCCGCAACGGATCGCCAGCCCGAATCACGACATCCTCAGCACCGCCGCCTATCTCGATCACTTCCCCGATTTTCCGTGCAAGTATCAGCATCGTTTTTCCTCCATGAAATCCGCACTCCGTTACAGACGGCCACACGCCGCCCGTTGTTCAGTCCTCCGGCAGTTGGTCCAGGAGATGCAGATAGCCGCACGCATCAACCCGGTTGTCTCGTTTAGGCTTTCCAGATTCCCGCACCAGCTTTAACGCCGCCATCATCAACGGCACCATCCGCGGAGTAATTGCAACACCCGTCAGGACCGACCAGACCGCCGCAACGTCCCGCGATTGCTCCCGATAGTCGCCGTAAGCCTCTTGCCGATTCTTCGCCGTCAGCAACTCCGCCTCAGCCAATATCGACGCCGCCGCCGGATTGATCACCTGTGCCATTCCGCTCATTGTTTCCCCTTTTTGATTCTGAGTAGTTCACCGCGGCCGCAACGCTTCACCAATGGTCCCTCACGCCCATCCGCGGCCGCGGTTTCCTACTCCGTTAGGTTTGGTTTTGGCGCGGAGGAAAGGAGGCCGAAACGCGTAGCGTTTTGGCCGGGATGAACTCCGCGTCAAACCCAAACCGTGCCAGATCGCCGCGGGTATCCCACGACAGGCAACAACAGAACAAAACTCAACCAAAAACCCACCTTGACCGGCTGCCTAAATTTCATTTTTCGTTTTCACGTCGACACCCTATGCGCGCATTTTCCACGCGGAAAAAACTCGATTTTTTGTTTAGCGGGGCGAGTTTCGCCCTGGCTTAGACTTCCATCTGTGCGATGTACTCAATGACACTTCGCCGACAGTAGGCCAAAGTGCGCCCATTCGGATGGCGTCCGCGACGCACCAAGCCATCGTTTGATTTTCTCTTCAGCGTCTCGCCATGTATGCCACCAAGAAACGCACAAGCCTCGTCAACCGACATCAATCCATTGACACCAAACCGATAGCCCCACTCTTTGTCGGCGCCCGTCAATTTGTTTTCCGTGGTTGTGGCCAT